CCGGATCGGCGCGAACGCCCACTCCGGCCAGGTGCTCGCGGTGCTGTCGCCGTCGCCGATCGTGCGCCGGTCGATCTGCGTGAGCCCCTCGCGGAACAGCTCGTCATTGAGCTGCGTGAGCATCCCCACGCCGTAGGCGTCGCCGTGCGCCACGTCCGGCATGAAGTAGCGCCAGGCCGCCTTCAGGTCGTCCTTGACCGTCGAGTCGTCTGCGCCGGCGGGCCACTGGCGCACGTACGGGAACGTCACCCAGTTGCCAAGCTGCTCGGTCACCACCAGCGCGTGCCGCGAGCTCTGCGGATTCTCGCCGTGGCCGCCGGCGTCGAATCCGAACGAGATCAGCCCCCGGCGCTGGTACTGCGCCCCCGGGATCGGCGGCGCCGGCTCGAGCCCCGCCGCGAGCCCGACCTGCAGCGCCATGCGCACGTATTTCTCCCACACCAGGTTCCGCGCCGAGACGTTCTTGCACAGGATCTGGCGCAGGTACTCGTCCGGCGAGAGCTGCTCGCGCATGTCCATGAGGAACTTCTCGTTCAGGATCCCCATCTCGATGCCGAGGTACCCGTCCACCGTCGGCAGCGCGTGGTAGGAGCCGCTCGCCAGCAGCCCGCTCAGCGTGTCGGCGCCCTTGAATACGCCGGTGATCCGGATCTGCGGGTCGTTCACCGCGTCCGCGGAAGCACCCAGGCGCCGGTTCGACCCGAGCATCAGCAGGAAGTTGGAGTACAGCCGGTCCGCCGGCATGTCGTCGGTCTCCTCCAGGCTCGCGGCCGTCAGGTCCCCGCCATCGACCTGCGCCATGATCCCGTAGGCCACCGCCCGCGACCGGTTCGCGAACTCGTACTGCGTGTCGCTCATCCGCTTGCGCCCGCCCTTCCAGGCAATGAAGTGCAGCAGGATCGGCGAGCGCCGGATCGCCTCGAGGTGATATCCGAGGTTGTTCAGGCTCTGCGCCTCGCGCGGCGCGACGATGCCCCACTCCTGGTCCGAGTGGCAGGCGTTCCACTCCAGCCCATAGAGCTCCTTCACCGCCGTCTTGCCCGTCCGCCGGCACGAGAAATCGATCGTGTTCAGCTCCCGGTCCATCTCGATGCACTTCAGCACCTGCATCGGATCCAGCTCGACGTCGTGCACGTGCTTGTGCCACGCCGCGTGATCCCCCGCATACCGCTGGATCTCGCGCTCCGCCACATGCTGCATCCGGATCCGCTGCGCCGGTGAGGTGCGCTCAGCCATCGGCCGGTTCGTAGGTCTGCTCGAAGATATCGGGTTTGCAGGGATATCGCTCTCCCTGGACGCCCGTGATGATGTAGTCCCCCGTCGAAACGATTAGCGGCCCCTCGAGGGTATGGATGTGGGCATGCTGCGAGCCGACGTTTGGCCCCAAGTCGATATCGCAGAAACAAACTCCCGCCGGGTATGGCCGGCCACGTTGTTCATGGGCACCACACCCGAGGAATTGCTCTGCTTCGATCACGACGGGTTTCTTTCGGTACCTAGCCATCGCCTTCGTCCTCCTGGTGCTCGATCACCACCGGATCCTCGGCCGCCCGGCTGCGGCTGCGCTGGACCATCGCCTGGAGGTTCTCCAGCGCCGCCGTCTGCCGTTCCCGGAAATCCTCGGCCGACTGCTGCTCGCGGTCGCGCTGCGCGAGCTGGCCCTCGAGCGCGTCCTGCTCGTCCTGCACCTTCGGCGTCATGCCCATGTCGCCCAGCGACAGGCCGAGCTTGTCCACGTACTGGATCAGCGGCTTCAGCAGCGGGTGCTCCTTGAACTCGTAGAGCTGGTGATAGGCGCCCCGGGTGCCGTCCTCGTTCGACTCGTAGAAGCCGGCCAGGTGGAACCCGCCATCCTTGTCGTAATACCAGGCCGGCTCCTTCAGCCGCGGCCCCCCGTCGCTCACGATCGCCAGGATCATGTCGTCCACGATCGCCTGGAGCATGGCGTGGGTCTCGGCCCGCTTGGACGTCAGGACCTTCGGATTGCCGCGCTCGAAGGCAATCTGGTGCTGCATGTACAGCTCGGTGCGCCGCAGGCACGCGGTCGGGTTCTCGTGCCCCGCCGGCGGATTCGGTTTGCACTCGACGTCGTAGTAGGGACAGGTGTTGCAGTGGGGATACTTGCCGGGCTTGGCCGGGAAGTAGGTCGCGACCTTCGCATGCAGCCCGTTGCGCAGGGCGTTGAAGCGGGTGACCTGTGTCTCTTCGGGCGTCGGGTGCCCCGACAGGTTCGCCGCGGAAGCCTGCTTGCCCTCGGCCGTGCGCGGCCCCGTCGCGTTCGCCCAGGCCTTCAGAAGATTGAGCTGCTGCGGATCCTGCACCCCGCCGGCCCCGCAGGCCGGGCACGCGGCGCTGTACGCCCATGGATGCCAGGGGCGGTCCGGCGCTTCCTCAGTGGCCTCCGGTGCGCCGGACCAGCGGTGTCCGCAGCTCGAGCACCGGAAATCCACCTCCGGCAGCGGATCGGTGCGAGGCTTGCCCATCGCGCCCGATCATCGGGCGCCCGTCCAGACATCACAAGGCCCAGCGATGTCTCACGCCGCCCGCCGAAACCGCCTCTCCAACGGCATCCGCAGCACCCTGGTTCCCTGTATGTCCGTCCCGGGGAGCCAGTTATTCTTACTGGGAACCGCTACCAGGTTCTCCGGTCGATATTCGATCCTCACGTGGTCATCCTCGATCACGATCTTCTCGACGAAGTCCCGGAAGAAGGCGCGAGCGCGCTGCGGTGACGCTTCGCGCAGGATGCTGCGCATGGACTCCGCCAGGGCCTCGACCTCGTCCTCGGTGACCGATACCTCCGGCGGCTGTTCCTGGTCGATGTTCGAGATCTCGCGCTCGAGTTCTTCCTGGCGAGCCTTGTGTTCCCGCAGCCGACGGGTGAGGTCGCCGAGGTGCGGTGCGTCGCGTCCATGCAGCTCGAGTACGTCGTAGAGCTTGCCGATCTTGGTCTCGATGTCGCGTAGCTGCGCGACGCGGTTGCGGCGGCGATCGCTCTGCTCCTTCTCCCAGTTATCGATGCAGCCGTGCAGCTCGCGCACGACGTCGGCGAGGTTGTCGTAGTTGAGGATCTCGTCGCAGATCAGGTCGATCAGCCAGGCGTCGAGATCATCGGCCGGGAGGCGGCGCGGTATGTGGGCCTTCTCCACCGTCGCCGCGCGGCAGTTGTAGTACCAGTACCGGCGTGCCCTGCCCTTCGCGCTCTCGGCCTGCAGCCGTGCACCGCATTCGCCGCAACGAAGCAGGCCGGTGAAGACGTGCGTGCTCTTGCCGGATCCGCGGCTGGTGACGTCCGCGGCCGCGGCCATCCGTTCGTGCACGCTGTCCCAGAGCGCGCGGTCGATGATCGGCGGGTGCGAGTCGACGACGATCCATTGGTCCTCGGGCCGGATCCTGCCGGTCTTGCGATCCTTGCGATTGAACACGACCTGCCCGATCGCTGAGCGGGAATGCAGTACGCCGATCACGCCCGCTTTCTTCCAGCGCTTGCCGTGTCGGTACCGATATCCCTCCTCGTTGAGGCGAGCGGCGATCGCCACGGCCCCCATCTCCAGACCGAGCTCGAAGATGCGGCGCACGACCTCGGACTCGATCGGATCCGCCTCGAGGCGACAGCGCTTCGGATTGTCATCCGCCTGGACCGACCGGAAACCGTACGGCGTATTGCCGCCTGTGAAGTAACCCTGGCGCGCGTTGCGCTCCATGCTCCTGCGGGTGTCCGTCGCCACCTGGCGCGACTGCATTTCATCGAACACCTCGAGCATGCTGTCCAGCAGCCAGCCGCCCGTGGTGTCCGTGTCGACGTCCATCGTGCAGTAGACGAGCTGCACGCCGGCCTTCGATAGCTCGCGCTTGGCCGCGGCCGCGCGCAGGCGATCGCGGCCGAACCGGGACGAGCTCCAGCAGATGAACAGGTCCACGCCCTGGGAGCACGCGAAGTCGAGCGCGGCCTCGAACGAGGGGCGGGACTCGGCAGCACCGGACACCCCGTCGTCGCGGAACACGCGCTCGACGCGGGCCCCGAGCTCGTGGGCCTGCTTCTCACACTGCTCGATCTGTCCCTCGGCGGGGAGCTGCTCCTCCGCCTGGCGCGCCGTCGATACGCGCGCATAGACGATCGCCCGCTTTTGCCCTGATTCGCGGCTCATGACTCGATGGTACTGGTTGCGATGATCCGAGCGATGTGGCGCTCGCTCAGCCGCTCACAGTAAGTCCGCAGCACGCGCCGCCGAATGTCGCGCTTCTCGAGGCCGGCCTGGTACCACTCACGGATCGCCTCGTTGCGTTCCAGCCGGTACCACATGTCGAGTTTCGGCACGCGCAGACGCTGCCCCTCGTCGGTGTGCTCCGACAGGACACGCCAGGCCTCGAAGAAGCGATCGACACCGATCCGCTCGGCGACGGCGAGCCATCGGCGATCGAGACCGGAATCGCGAAGCTCGCGCAGCCGCGGGTCGCCCGAACGGGCTTCCGTAGTAGTGCAGCCGTCCGGGTACCCTCCCCCCTCGCCGGGGGCCTCCGCCGGCGCTGCCGACCCCCCGGGGTGCCTCACCTGGTCCCTGGGGATGATGTCCCCGCACGGGATTCCGTCGACCGAACTGCGCGTTTCTCTGTCGGGCATGTTCATAACCCCTTGATCCCCGTATCCCTCGATCCGCCGTTACTGCGCCTTTCTACAGAGCGCGCAGTTCGCCGCAGGGCCAAAGTTCCACGCGCCTGTAGAGATAGGCCGTTCCCAAAGCGAGTTTCAGCGAGCGCCGCGCCCATGGCTCAGCATCGGTAGTGCCTACGTTCACCGTGTGGGGCAGGCCCGCGGTATGGCGTTTCTGCGCACCTGTTGGGGCCGAGAAGGCGCGCCTTGATGGCGCGTGAGATCTCGCCGGCGTCATCGCTTCTTCTCCATCTGCTGTGCGAGCTGGCGCATGGGCGTGTTCATCTTCGTGATCGGACTGGCGTTGTCGACGGCCTTGCTGAGCTTGCGGGTCGCCAGGCGGATGTAGGTCATGGTGGTGTCCGTCCTGGAGTGGCCGAGCAGCGTCTGGATCTGGCTGAGGTCGACGTCGTTCTCTGCCATCTCCGTGCCGTAGAGGTGGCGCAGGGCGTGCGGGTGCACCTGGTTCTGCGGCAGGCCACAGCGCCGGCCGTACTCGCTGAGCATGTCCTGCACCGATCGTTCCGCCAGGCGTCGTGCCTCGCCGTGGTACTGGTGCTCCGGGACGTTGCGGTTGCGGAACGATACGAACAGCACGCGATCGCCGTCGGAGAGCGTGCGGTCGATATGCTCGAGCTCTTCGTGGCCCAGGTAGGCCCGGAGCATCAGGCGGGTGTCGGCCGGCGCCGGTACCAGGCGCTCCTTCGAACCCTTCTCAAGCACGCGCAGGATCAGGCGCTCGGCGCCCGTGTCGGG